CTGCAAAATTGGTTTGATTTAAGGACAATATGAAACCTTGAATAATAGTCCGCATATGTTCCCTGATCATTGTGTTTTGTAACGTGACCGCTAGGCTTTAAGTTGACTATTAGTACCCTTCCCATCTCTTTGACTTGTAGCTGCTCCAGTATTGGTCGCATCAATGGAACTAGGGCAGGTTTCAAGTACTCCATACATGGATAGTCATAGCTGCCAGTATCCCAAAGAACGTAATATTGCGACATCTTGAGAGGACCTCGAACATAAATACTCTCAGTATCTTTGTGTGGTGAATTAATAAACTTTTGTCTTGTTTCAATCTCCTTCCATAACTCAGGCTTGGCATCCAATAACTGGAGCAATGGCTCAACGTCTAACCCTTCGGCTATGCGTTTAAAGTTAGAGGACTTTGTAAGGGTCATAATCGGTCTTTTGTGTGGCTTGTTTACGTCTTTTGATATATATGTCTTCTGGTTGTTTCTTGGCTACTGGGAGGGCAAATGTAAGGGCTAGTGCATCAGCTAAATCTGGAGACCCTGCACCTTGTAATCTCTTCTTAATCTGATCCTTAGACTCAAGCACTCTTCTGCCTATATTGTCATACCAATAAATGGGTGTCGCTAACTCTTGTTTAAGGGCTATGTCGTTAGGTATTGCCCCACCTTCTTCTATCCATTGTTTCATTAACCACCACATTTCACTTCTGCGGTTGATGTACTGATCAGGTTTAGTAGCCTTACCACCGAATGGAATTTCGATAACGTCATACTTAAGTTGCCGTAGCCTATCAATAACTCCACTACCAGCCCCTGCGTCACAAAATACAGCATCAGGATCATGCTCTTCGATCAGGTTGGCAACTCTTGTTGCTAGTTCCATATTGTCAATACCTCGGTAGACTACAGGCTTAAAGGCTTGTCTCCCCTGCCTACGGAATATGACAGAACGGTCATCCCCAAATCTTGCAGGGTCAATGCCTAGAACTACAGGTGACAACTTTACATGGTCGGCTTGATATACACGTTTAGCTGCATCTTCGGTATCTGCTAAAGCTATTAACTGATCATCACCCTGTGCTGAAAAGTCACATAGATACTCACGAGCAAAAGAAGTCTCACTCATATCACGTTTAAGACGAGTAACCTCATTAGGATGTAGGGAATCAGTATCAAATACGGTATATCTGGCTGCTGTCCAATCTTCTTCATTCATTGCCTTGTAGTACAACTCAGAGAACAAGTTAATACCACTAGGTGTACCAATGAATATAGACCAACCCAATCGGTCAGAAAGAGCAGGCTGCACAATATCTGTCCATAATTCGTTTTTTAACTGTGCAACCTCGTCCATGACTATGCCATCTAAACGTAGACCACGCATAGCATCGGGATTGTCTCCACCAAATAACCTGATTATTGCTCCATTATGTTTAAATTTTATGGATAATTCACCCTCATTTATTTCTATCGCTGATTGTTGTCTTAATGGTTCAATTTTTTGTTTTAACCTAGCCCATGCAATAGCTTTTGCCTGACGTAGAAAGGGAGCAACGTAGACGAACATAGATAGCTCCTTATCTGTTTTCATGGCCTTGTCTATTAGCTCCATGATGGCGAGTTCAGTTTTACCAGAACGTCTATGTAATGCGTAAACACTAAACCTTTTTTTGTTTATATGACATTGTCTTTGCCATTCACGAGCGGTATAGTCCAGACTTACTTGCATTAATTAAAAATAGTTCCAATAATAGATATATACATTATATCCCTTATGACTAGTGTGACCGTAACTGCTGATAGTACAGCTACTGTTAACGAAAGTAGAGTACCTAAAACAGAAATTAGACTCTGCACGTTAGATGAATTCAAGGTATTAGCAGAACCATTGTTTGAAGAGCATTACGAAGAGATTGCTCGTAACAAACAAGTAATGAAGCTAAAGCCTAATTGGCCGATGTATGAATCGGTGGACAATAACGGATTTTTGTTCATTTATCTAGCAATGCAAGGCGATGTTTGTATTGGTTATTCTATGAATATCATCATGCATCATTTTCATTATGCAGATCTAAGAGTTACCCAAAATGACGTTTTGTTTGTCAAAAAAGAATTTAGGGGTGGACGATTAGGTTTGAAATTGATAAAGGTTACAGAAGATCACGCAAGGTCTGAAGGCTGCAAATTGATGTTATGGCACGCTAAAGAACACACCGCTTTAGCTAAGTTATTACCTAAATTAAAGTATGGTGTACAAGAAATTATGTATTCTAAGGAGATTTAAACAATGGTAGTATCAGCCGTTATTGTAGGAGCAGCTACTGTTGGATCACAGTTATATGCATCGCATCAACAAAGGAAACAACAAAAGAAACAGTTAGCATTGCAACGACAAGCAAATGAAGATGCTAAACAGAGAGCAAAAGAAGCATCAGATCGTGCTGATATTGAATTTAATAAAGCCAATAGAAAAAGAGCAGATGTTAGTGCGTTAACTCAAAAAGAAGAACAGGCAGCAATGGCAGGGCCTGCTGGTACATTACTTACTGGAGTACAAGGTGTAGACACAAAAGATTTAAACTTAGGTGGCAACACTTTATTAGGTGGTTAAATAATGAAAACAAAACGTGCAGATTTGTTAACTAGGTGGGGTCACTTAAGAGCAGAAAGGGCTACATGGTGGTCGCATTGGCAAGAGATTACAACATATTTGTTACCAAGAAACGGACGTTATTTTGAACAGGATAGAAACAAAGGTCATAGAAGGCATAACAGTATTTATGACAATACAGGTACAAGAGCGTTAAGAACATTAGGTGCAGGCATGATGGCAGGTGCGACATCCCCTGCAAGACCATGGTTTAGGCTAGGAACGGCTGATCCAGATTTAAATAGATTTACACCTGTTAAGTTATGGCTTAATGACGTAACAGAACGTATGCAATTGGTGTTTCAGAAATCTAATACATATCGCACATTGCATAGCGTGTATGAAGAATTAGGAGCATTTGGTACAGCAGGTTCTATAGTTTTACCTGATCCAAAGACAGCAATACATCATTACCCTGTAACAATTGGAGAATATGCAATAGCTACAGATTATCAGGGCAGAGTTAATACTTTGTATAGAGAATTCCAAAAAACCGTAGGAGAAACAGTTAGAGAGTTTGGATATAAAAAATGTTCAACGTCCGTTAAGAACTTGTACGACAGAGGTTCATTAGATCAATGGATTACAATTATTCATGCGATAGAACCAAGAGATGATAGGGAACGTGATTTTAAAAAGAAGGACAATATGAACATGGCATATAAATCTTGTTACTTTGAGCAAGGTGGAGATGGCGAAGATGTACTAAGAGAAAGTGGATATAAAGAATTCCCTGCTGTAATACCTAGATGGGGCATAGCAGGTGGTGATATTTATGGTAATTCACCAGGTATGGAAGCTTTAGGAGACATAAAACAGCTACAACATGAGCAGTTACGCAAAGCACAGGGCATTGATTACCAAACAAAACCACCATTGCAAGTGCCAAGTTACATGAAAAATAGAGATGTAGACAGTTTACCTGGTGGAGTTACGTTTATTGATGGGCAACAAGGCAAGATAGAGACAGCATTTAACGTAAATCTTAATTTAAATCATTTGTTAGCAGATATACAGGACGTAAGGCAAAGAATAAATGG